GCGTTCGTACTCAATAGTCCCTGGCTGGAGATCTGTCTCGCTGGCCTGCCGCAGTTCTTCAACCTCCCGGCGCAGCTTTTCGTTCTCAATTTCAGCATCCCTTTCGGCATACCATTTTATGACGGCGGCAGAGTCATAAAGCACCTCATTACCCTTGCCACCGCCTCGCAGAAAGGGCATTCCCTGCTCCTGCCAGTTCTGAATGGTACGGATACTCGCACCGAAAATATCAGCCAGCTGCTTTTTGTTGACTTCCATTGTTCATTCCACGGACAAAAACAGAGAAAGGAAACGACAGAGGCCAAAAAGCCCGATTTCAGCACCTGTCGTTTCCTTTCTTTTCAGGGGGTGTTTTAAATAAAAACATTAGGTTACGGCGAAGAAGAACGGAAACGCCTTAAACCGGAAAATTTTCATAAATAGCGAAAACCCGCGAGGTCGCCGCCCCGTAACCTGTCGGATCGCCGGAAAGGACCCGCAAAATGATAATAATTATCATCTGCATGTCACAACGTGCATCTACGCCATCAAACCACGTCAAATAATCAATTATGACGCAGGTATCATATTAATTGATCTGCATCAACTTAACGTAAAAACAACTTCAGACAATACAAATCAGCGACACTGAATACGGGACAACCTCATGTCAACGAAGAACAGAACCCGCAGAACAACAACCCGCAACATCCGCTTTCCTAACCAAATGATTGAACAAATTAACATCGCTCTTGATCAAAAAGGGTCCGGGAATTTCTCAGCCTGGGTCATTGAAGCCTGCCGCCGGAGACTGTGCTCAGAAAAAAGAGTTTCTCCTGAAGCAAACAAAGAAAAGAGTGACATTACTGAATTGCTCAGAAAACAGATCAGACCAGATTGAAGCAATTTAGATAATCGTGCAGACTACGCCCCTCATATCACATGGAAGGTACTACAATGGCTCAGGTTGCCATTTTTAAACAAATATTCGATAAAGTGCGAAATAATTTAAACTATCACTGGTTTTATTCTGAACTAAAACGTCACAATGTCTCACATTACATTTACTATTTAGCCACAGAGAATATTCATCTTGTTCTTGAAAACGATAATACGGTTTTAATAAAAGGACAGGGTAAGGTTGTAAATGTAAGATTTTCAAAAAATAAATGCCTTATAGAAGCCACCTTAAAAGGATTCAAATCAGGAGAGTTATCATTTTACGAATACAGGAAAAATCTTGCTACAGCAGGGGTTTTCAGATGGATTACAAATATCCACGAAAACAAAAGGTATTACTATACCTTTGATAATTCATTACTCTTTACTGAGAACATTCAGAACACTACACAAATATTTCCGCACTAAATCATAACGTCCGGTTTCTTCCGTGCCAGAACCGGACTCGCTGGCATGATGAAATATGTGTACCCGGTAACCCCGGTGTGCATCGTTTTTGATTATTCCCACACACTCGCGCAGAAGGAGTTCCCCGTCGGGCTACGGTCTCTGTTAATACGGGAATACGGCGACGATACAGCGCATGATGTGTCAGGCTTGAATACCTTTATCCTTTAAAAGGGATATCAGTTAAGTTATCCCGTGTAGGGTATAAGCCATTATCAAGCCCACCCGTAGATAGGCTTTGTAATGGCTACTTCGCTTTTGCTTCCGCTCGCTTACGCCGGCGCTCTTCTTTCCTCTCGGCTTTTGCCATGTCCATGAATGCCTGCATGATCGAGTTCCGCATCATGTAGCTAACAAAGTGATGATTGACACAGCCGTTGAGGCGCAGCTGCTCGCCAAACTCATCCACCGAGGCCAATGCCCCTTCTCACCTTTCATGAACTCTGAGAAGTCACGCCCCGCTCTGGAGGCGCATTCAATGACACGATCACTCATCCCGGAAGCCCGGGGATCGTAATCTGCAGCTGGTTAGCCAGGGAGTTAATCTCAGCGACCAACACTGGCTTCGTATAGCGCCATGCCGCCAGCCCTTGTCCGCAGAAGCTCGCCATATCTTTTTTCTGATCAAACTCATGACACTTCATATTGAGCTGTGCACTTAAGCTGTTGCGATGCTGAAGTTCTCCGGTGAAGTAGTCATCCAGGACTTTATAGGCTGCATATTTAAATCCGGGGTTTAGCCATGCTGCATAATCATAAGCAACAAACTTCCCGCCATATGTTCCACCGTGTACACCGCGCTCAGTAAAAACCACAGATTCGTGGTTTTTCTCCAGCTCGGCTAAGAACTCTTTGGTCTGCTTGTTTCGCAGGTAGTGGTAAGGCGATTCAGATTCACTTTTACCACTGGCTTTCCACATATCAGTGAGGCAGATCATGCCATCTTCACCGATACGAATTGGTTGATTGAAGAGGGTTAATGATTTCATAGCGTGTACCTACTCTTTGAAATGAACCTTTGCCGCACAGGAAACCAGCCCACCGAGGCTCGCCAGCACTAACTGGTATCCTCAAAGGCCCATTCCAAAGGGGCAGGTTCGGTGTAAAAAACATGCGTTGCGGTACGCATTTATTGCAAAAAGCCCCGCATCGCGAGGCTCATTAAATGGACTTTGTGATTTGCAAAAAAATTATTTCAGGCATTGCGTCCTGATGTATTCCTGCAGGTAGTTAACCTGCGCGGTTATCTTGTCGATTCCACTTCGGAGACGGTAATAATTGAGTTCAGCATCTGCTGTAAGTCCTGGGCTTTCTCCATCGCCCATGCCGCTGGCTCCGGTCGTTGACTTTGCACAGGTGGCGGCGACTTGCAGGCGCTTACGCCCAGCAGAAACATCAGCACGGAGACTTTCGATAGTCGCGTTAGCATCAGCAAGCTCCTTTGTGTATCTTGCGTCGAGTTCTGCTACATCACGTTGACGCTTCCGCATGTCAGCGATGGTGGCGTTCGCCTTCTCCAGTTCACTGGCCTTGTTATCGCGCTGCTCTTTGTAGGCGATTGCGTTATCACGGTAATGATTAACAGCCCATGACAGGCAGACGATGATGCAGATAACCAGAGCATAAATAATCGCAGCGACTCTGCTCACTGATCTATCCCCCAACAGGCTAATGCGCTTTCCTGGTCACGACGAATAACCTGTCCATAGCAGTTATTTGAACGTATGCGGCAATCGCGCCCACCATCTTTTATCCACCAGCGAATCGCCTCGCATGCACCTTTACGATCACCGGCATTCAGCCGCTTATAAAACGTCGACGGGAAACACTTACCGGGGCCAATGTTATAGGGACAAAATGACGCGATACCCGCTTTCTGTGGTTCGGTCAGTGGCACTTTAATATTGCGCTCCACCCATGCCAGCGCCTTATCCCGTTCAATGGCGTTAACCTGGTCGCATTTTTCCTTCGACAGTTTCATACCGGGAAAAACGGGTTTTCCATCCACCACCGTGGCACCCCGACAGATGGTCCAGATGCCGGAACCATCGCGGTATGCCGTTGTGTGGTTACCTTCTTTTTCATCCAGAAACTGGTCGAGAATATCAGGCGCAGGCGCACCGACGGCAATCAGTGCCAGAACGGCAGCCGACAGGCCGTATCTGATTTTTGCGTTCATGGATATTTATCAGGATTTATCGGTTTCTGAACCCTGGATATGTTTATCTGTCCCGGCCTGTTGAATCAGGCAAGGAATAGTTAAATACAATAGAGAGGATTGTTTATGGACAATAGCACCATTTCTCTACAGGAGTTGCTCGACTGCATTTCCAGGCTTCGGGATGATGTAAATGCCCTTACTGTCGCATTTTCATATCTGGCATTCTCAATTCCCAAGGAACAAATGCAACCAACACTGGCATCGCTCCAGCTTGAATCACTCAACCCCAAATGGTCCCAGCAACAACAAAATTCTTTCAAGTGGCTGGCGGTATTACTGGAAGAAAAATATGCTGGTGAAATTACCATTTCGGCGGAGTCTTCAGAGAACCAGTAATTCTTCCCGGTAGCTTTCCTTTGTAGGTTATCCACACATTCTGCGCCTCTAAAATTATGGGGCGCTTTTCCGGCGACAGCTCATCCCCTTCACATAACCCGGCAGCAACATCCAGGAAGACCTGTCTGATGCTCCTTCTGGCTGCTGCCTCATAAAACTCCAGCGCGGCACCTTCAACACGGTCCAGCGAGATGTCCAGGTCAAAAATTTCACCGTCAAAGCGTTTTTTGTCCCGTAACGCTAAAGTTACCGTAACTTTATTCTCAAAATTGCGGATCCCTTTCACAATCAGTTCATAGTTTTGAGTCATTGAATTACTCTCCCCGTGCAGCCTTACGCTTGTCTTCTTTAATCTTGAAATAAAGGTTTGTCAGGTACGTCAGCAGGCCAAATACCAGGCTACCCAGCACTCCAATTGCCGCCCACTGTGAGGGCGTGACTTTATCTAGCAGCTGTAAAAACCAGTACCCGGCACTACCTGCTGAGGTGCCATAGGCGACACCCGTTGTTAACTTATCCATGGATTTCATAACCCCACCTCGCAGACAAAGCGGGTGTAAATTGAGGGAATACTACGAAACGTAACAGACTCGGAGTCAGTGAATAACTCAGGTATTGGGTTATCAGCTAATATCGAGACTCAAAAAATGGAAAAACCCGCTCGACGGCGGGTTTAAGCTGTGTGACGAAGTAACCACTCTTAACAGCATAACCAATTTTTTACGTACGTAAACCACTAAATGATATTTGCGAGAATGCTACCGAGTATTGAAAACACCACTACAAATACATAAGCAAATCTCAACAAATAACCAACAAATAATTTCCAGCGTTATTTTTAGTCAATTTAAATTGAACCTTCAAATTATAGAGCACTTATAAATAACAGCCATTAATATAAATTGGCTAATAGATTTATTTTTATTCAGTCAAGAGCCATGAATAGGATTCGATAGAAAAAAGTTCAGATAAAAATAGAGATCTACTTCACAAATCAAACGAGAAACCAAAACTTACATCTTGAAATATTCACATTGATTAGATGAATATTTATCGCGCAGTGACATCATTTTTTAATAATAGTTCAAAAAAAAGGGCTCACGATGAAAAAATTAACAGTGGCAATTTCTGCTGTAGCTGCATCAGTACTGATGGCGATGTCTGCTCAGGCAGCTGAAATTTATAATAAAGACAGTAACAAGCTGGATCTGTACGGGAAAGTTAATGCTAAGCACTACTTCTCCTCTAATGATGCAGATGATGGTGATACTACTTATGCCCGTCTTGGCTTCAAAGGTGAAACCCAAATCAACGATCAACTGACTGGTTTCGGTCAGTGGGAATATGAATTCAAAGGCAACCGCGCTGAATCTCAAGGTTCCTCCAAAGATAAAACCCGTCTTGCCTTCGCTGGCCTGAAATTCGGTGACTACGGCTCCATCGATTACGGCCGTAACTACGGTGTAGCATACGACATCGGTGCATGGACCGACGTTCTGCCAGAATTCGGTGGCGATACCTGGACCCAAACAGATGTATTCATGACTGGTCGCACCACAGGTGTTGCAACTTATCGTAACAACGACTTCTTTGGTCTGGTTGATGGCCTGAACTTTGCAGCTCAGTATCAGGGCAAAAATGACCGAAATGAAGTAACTGAAGCTAATGGCGATGGTTTCGGTTTCTCAACTACTTATGAGTATGAAGGATTCGGCGTGGGTGCAACCTATGCTAAATCTGATCGCACTAATAATCAGGTTATCTACGGTAACAACGGTCTGAATGCTTCTGGTCAAAATGCTGAAGTATGGGCAGCTGGTCTGAAATATGATGCGAACAACATCTATCTGGCCACCACCTATTCTGAAACCCAGAACATGACTGTTTTTGGTAATAACCATATTGCCAACAAAGCACAAAACTTCGAAGCTGTTGCACAATATCAGTTCGACTTCGGCCTGCGTCCATCCGTTGCTTACCTGCATTCTAAAGGAAAAGACTTGGGTGTTTGGGGTGATCAGGACCTGGTTGAATATGTTGATGTAGGTGCAACCTATTACTTCAACAAAAATATGTCCACTTTTGTTGACTACAAAATCAACCTGATTGATAAGAGCGATTTCACGAAAGCATCTGGCGTTGCTACCGATGATATCGTTGCTGTAGGTATGGTTTACCAGTTCTAATTTGATTACTAAAAGATATGTTGTGGGAGGCTTTGCCTCCCCAACATATAAGTGGCTCCCTCAAGCCACTTCCTTTAGAAGCACAACCTTGCTTCTAACTATATAAACCTTCTGTTATATATTACCCTTTATTTTTGGGGGCGTTTCAACGCCCCATTTTTAATAACTTTTAGTAAATAATTGGCGTATTAATTAGAGTTATTAACAACGATATCCATCTCTAACCGGATATCTAATGCCATTAACATCCCTTCAATTATGCCCTCAGCCTTTTGTAATCTTTTCCCGATATAACCATCAGAGCAGCAATGCTTACCTGCCAGTGACATGAATGTCATACCGACTACATAATAATCTACTAATAAATCGTGCAAATCGCTGTTGTTCTTTTTCAGACGGGCCATGCACCCGCAAATGATCATCGCGTCATCGTCACAACATTGCGGGCGAGATTTTACTTTTGAAGTAATTAATCCCTTAAAACCGGCGGCAATGGACGACCAGGTCACATCTTCATGATTATTAGCCGCCCACGCTCCCCAACGCTCAAGAACCATCTGAATATCACGCATCAACTTACTCCACAAAAATCAGACCAGAACGCCAATTACAAGCAAAAATCAACAAAACAGTATTAGTTGATTGTTATCTCTGACTTCATACTCCTGCTCCTGTCAGGGTTTTGGCGTAATTCTTCAGTATTCGGTAATCGGTCAAAACAGAACCGGGGAAACGATATAAGCGCAGACGCCCCCAGCGGTGGCGAAGAAGTTCTGCCATATTAAACTCAAACATCATTCATTCCCCATTTCGGTGATGGTCAGTTCCAGCCTCCCACCTTTGGTAACAGGCATCTTCACAACGCGGTAATCAACGACCTGAGCATCATCCAGCCAGAAACCTGCTTTAGTGAGTGCGTCAAAAGCGGCTTTTTGCAGATTATCCAGGTCACGGCGACGGCGATCCGGCATGTGGCACTCAATGCGGATTTTCACAGGCATAGCCAGGCCGATATCCAGCATTGCGTTTTTAATGATTCGGGCGACGTTATCACGGTATGCCTGCCCCTCTGCGCTGACGTGCGTGCGCCCGCGATTATGGCGGTAATAGCGATTATTGCTCGGAGGCCAGGGTAATGTGATGCTGTAGGTATTCACGCCTTAATAACCCCCTCTTTCAGCCAGATAACCTGTGTTCTCGCCATACCTTCCAGCGCGCATTCTTTTGCATATGCAGCATCGACAAAATGTGTGCGGCGGTCGATTTCGTCGTGGCAGGCAGAACATGCAATGGTGGCAATCAGGTCTGGCGGTTTGGTACCGGTGCCGCACAATCCAGTCAGCCGGATATGTGCCAGTACAGACGTTTCAGGGTTGCCATTACATACGCCAGGGATTCTTACCTGGCATTCCCGACTACGCGCTGCTTTTCTCAAATCAGCCATGATTCCTCCTTGCTACCAGTCGCAACCATTTTTTATCAACCAGGCTGGCGGTATATCCGAGCAGTGTTGGTATTTCGGAAGGCTTCAGCTCCGGTTTACGCTTACGACGATTTGGTACTCTGTAGATGTGTCCGTTCATGACACGAATAAGCGGTGTAGCCATTACGCCTCCTGCTTGTCACGGAGCTGCTGGAACTCGCAGCTCTGTGGAATAGTCAGGTGGCAGCCAATATTCATCGCCCAGGCTTCAACCTTACACAGGAAGACATACATCTCTCCGGTATCAAGATCGGAGGTATGGCGTAACGACTGGATAGTAGTGATTTCGCCGGTTACGACATCAACCAGGTCCTTGGTTTCATAACCGAGGTATGTGTGTTTGAGAGCATCTTTTACCCATGCTGCGGTAGCGAACGATTTCCCCCTGCTGATGAGGTATTCACTGATTTCGCTGTACCACATGTGGCTGAGTGCATTCTGGGAAAGACTGCGTTTCTCACGCCACGGTTTAAGCACCATGCGAAAGCATTTTCCGTCCTCCAGATAAGGCTGGATCTGCTGGCCGATAGCGGTGAAGTTACCGCGATGCAGTTTGATGCCATCTTGTGGTAGGTTCACGCTTCACCTCCGCAGAGGTCAGGCGCTGGATGCAAAAAATCGCAGGTGCATTTCTGCATCTGTGAAGGGAGAAGAGAGTTTGGATTGTATGTGCGCATAAACGTCCCCGTTTAGCGCAGAAGTCACCGGAGTTGTTCAGGCTCCGATGACATGATTATGGCGGGTTGATAGCTGGAAATCAAATTGCTTTCATGTCTTCAAATAACCTTCAATTTTTCGATTTGGCTTTCTCGATAGGCTATCTCTTTATGTATTTCATCCAGACGACCTTGATTGTATTCACCTTCAAGAGCGTCCTCGCATATAGCAGTTTCTTCTTCCAAAAGTTCTCTAATTTTTCGCTGATGATGTGTCATTCCCTGCCTTGCCCCTTCTGGGGTAGATTCAAATTCTATCGTCACTTTCAACCCTCCTGTTTTCAAATAAACCGGATCGCTACCGATCGCTACCTTTAGGTAAAGTTATCGACTTCTCGAAATAAAACTTCAGGCACTCATTGTACGCTTTACTAGATGCCACCAAGTCAATGTTTACCTTGTCGGCTTCGTACTAGATTTTAGCTGCTATGTTAAAGTCTGACATATCGGTAGCAAGTCAATAAGTTGCATAATTTATAAAAAACCCGCCAAAGCGGGTTTGCAGATCTGTCACGACAGTGAAAGGAACAACGCCACATTAAAAAAGCGATAAGCTTTGCCCCGAATTCATCGGTAGTGGAGAGAAAGTAACATCACGTATTTGCTCCCCGAGCAGAAGAAACCTATCCAAGGGTAGCGGCGGTATCGTAGCAAACCCTGAAAGCCCCTTCTTTCTTGCAACATCTCTCGCATCCATAAGGATACGACCTAACACGTTCATACCATAAAAGTTACCTTCGGAGTCTTTACTAGCCCCCCAAAATTGGTCCTTCTCTGAGTGCTCAACAATGTCATGCTCTCCTGTGCTATCCAGGAGCGCGAAAAACGATTCCCAGTTCTGGCAAAGCTTAACGCAGACACACCATTTCATTACCGAAACTCGATTTTTTTCCCAACCTGCACGGGTTTTGGCTTCGAAAGATCTGGCGGTTTGTTTAGCTTCATAAGGGTTGCCTTGGGTAATAATAGCCTTTTGGATATCTGGATAGTCTGGATATCGGCATGCTTGGTAAAGAATTTCACTCGATTGAATGGGTATACCATTAACTAAGAGCGGATATCCTTTGGCCATGTTGGAAAGACCACCCCATTTCTCGGTGGTTTTCCTGAAAGAAACTGTGTTGTGAAACAGGTATAGTCTATAGCTCATGATCACCGATTATACACATTACGCTTCATAAGTGGATACCAACAATCCAGAGCTCTATTTCCCGTTCGAAGATAAGTTCCCCACCAGTACGCTAGAGGGGTATTATTGGGGCAGTTTCTGAAAGTAAAGATAGTTCCACCAAACCCAACACCATTGAAAGTTGAAAAGCCTAAAGGCTTTATAACATCAGAAGGATTTTGACTCTGACCAAGGATATCAAACCCAACTTTTGTCATAATTGCTTCAAAACGATCTCGTCTCTGCTCATTAGGGAAAAAATTATTCGCGACGTAACCGTCACGATATGTTCCTAAATAATGTACTTGACCGTCAGCCCATTCAGGTATTGATACACTTTGCGCTTTTGGCCAAAAAACCTCAGAACTCGAACTGTTTCGGCGTTGATTTTCAACAACTGCAAACTCACCACCACCAACGCAAACTGAAATATTCCTATCAACAAATTTTCGTTCAAGTTGGTTTTTTATCTTCCATGCTGAATACGTGTGCCCGCCTAAAAAGTACACCAATATTGTAATATTTTGGAGTTCAAAGTGCTCAATAAACCAAGTTAAATCATTGATTGCCTTAGCTCCTGAGAATGAAACATCGTCAAGGTAAATAAATTCACGGAATGAACTAACTCTTTGACGTTGTGACAGTCTGGTCACAACGTTGAATTCTTCTACACAATCTTCGCGAAGCAAATCCAAAAACTCAGATTGACTGGTGCCTTGGTTCTGGATATCGAGAAACGCTGCGGTTTGAAAGAACCTTTCATTTTGCTCATCATTGGCGATACTACTAATAACTCTGCGATAGTCGCTCTCAGAGAAGTATCCAATCCCCATTAATCGGTCCGTTTCCTCTAAGACAAATCGCCTATCGGTTAACTCAAATTGATTAATCCATCGATTAACATGATCAATGCTCATGCCACCTTGAGGAGGGTTTCGATAGTCATTTAATTTAGTAGCAATTTGCCCCATAAGATCACGATCTGTAACATTGCTATAACACATATAGATTCCTGTTCATGCATTGATACGAAAGGGTCAGAATACTCTTAAAAAAATTTGGTGAAAGCCTGAAAAGTCATAATGTTAACATGTATCACAAATTGTTATTTTTCTCAGTATCTGAGACGTAAACTGAATCCAAGACCACTAATCTGGCTCAAAAAATTTAGAAAGTTTCTCATAATGAATACTTGCCTCTTTGCCCGTCATACACTGGCTCCTTTCAGTCCGAACTTAGCTTTGATTTCTGCAATCTTCGCCAGAGCCTGAGCCCGGTTAAGTGGTCTACCGCCCATGACAGGAAGTTGTTTTACTGGTTCAGGTATAGCCTCACCACGGTTAATTCGTGCGGTCATACAGGACAGTTCATCGGCAGCCTTGCGCCGTAATTCCGCGTCAGTCAACGCATTGGCCCGCATGTTCTGATACAGGTTGGTAACCAGCCAGTAGTGCGCGTTTGATTTCCACGGATAAGACTCTGCATCCGGATACAGCCCGCGCTTCCGGCAATACTCGTAAACCATATCAACCAGCTCGCTGGCGTTTGGCAGCCCGGCGGTAACGGATGCTTCTTCCCGGCACCAGGCGACAAACTGCCCGGGTGATGGCAGGAATGGTCGATTCTGCCGACGGGCTACGCGCATTCCAGCGTTAACCTGTTCCATTGTGGTGATCCCGTTTTCCCGGAAAGCCAGAACCCACTGGCGGCGAATTTCGTTCAGTTCGTTCTGGTCACGGTTAGCCAGGCTCGCAGGGAAAGTTGCCAGCAACTGGCTGAATACACCGTTGATGATCTGCGCTACCTGCTGTACCTGCGGCTTTTCGTCGTACTGTTCCGGCATGTTGTTGGCGATCCGGCGCATCTGCTCACGGTCAAAGTTAATCATCTGTGCGGCGATGTTTTTCATAGATCCACCCCGTAAATCCAGTCTGTGTTTGTCAGGTCGAGTTTTGGTTTGCCGGCTGTCACGCCAGCCTGTTGCTTGTTTCGGTTGATTTCGAGCTGGGTCCACTTGTCGCGGAGTTTGGCCGGACTCAGCACGTTACCGGACCAGAAGTTGTCCTGGCATGCCCAGCGGAACAGTACACACATGTCGCGGTGGTTACGTCCGTCACGTTCACGCATCAGGCGGATATCGTTAGCCCACCCTGCAAAATTCGGTTTTCTGGCTGATGGCGCGATGGTCTTCACCATGTCAAACATCCACTCTGCGGCGGTCAGGTCTTCTGCTGTCCCCCACTTGCTGCCGCTCTGAATTGCAGCATCCGGTTTCACCACAGGAAGGGCATTTTCTGGCTGGTCAGAGGATTCGCCATAATTCTCGGACGAAAAAGGTTTTATATTGTCTTTTGTTAGTTTGTCTTTTGTGTTTACCTGATTCGGGTAAATGCCTTTACCTGATTTGGGTAAGCTTTTCTTACCTGATTCAGGTAAATTTACCTCTTTCAGGTAAACTTTATTTTTCTTACCCGATTCGGGTAATGTTGACCATTCACTGACCACATTATTGATGCCGATATTCCGCCCGCTCTGAATAAGAATTCCACGCTTTACCAGAACACTTTTTGCAGCAGAACACTTGTGCGGCAATATCCCGGTCAATTCGGAAAGTTGCTCGTTGCTCACCCAATCCAGTCTTTTATTAAAGCCATATGTTTTGCGCATGACAGCCAGGAAGACCAGAAGCTGGTGCTGTGTTAATCCGGCCAGCATCACAGCTTCCAGCAACTCATTTGCAATGCGCGTATAACCATCGTCGAGATCTGCCACGCGCCGCTCCTTTTGTGCCACATCCGGCACTGGAAAATTGAATATCTCAGCAGTGTTTGCCATAATTCCTCCCGCAATGAGTGCGTTACGATTTGCACCTGAAAGTCGGCTCTGTTCCCGCAGACCGGCTTTCGCCATTTCCGAACCTGTCATATTGCCCCCAGCATGGTGGTGACCATCGCCATCAGTGGACCAGCCAAATCCGGGTCCACACGAAACATCGACACAATGCCTTCACTCATCTCCTTCAGTTTCTGGTGGCGTGGTGCGTTGAGAATGACAGCCTGTTTTGCCTCACTGAGTTCCTTTTCCATTTCAGCCAGCCGAGCCATGAAGCTATCCTGCTCAACCAGGTGGCCGCGATATTCCAGCGGTAGTACCGCCAGAATTGCCGGGGTCAATTCACGCACGTTATTTCGGTATTTTTCAGAATCGAATTTGTTATCGAGGAAGCGGAACAGCTTCTGGCGTGCACGGCTGACATCATCAGGGAAATCGATGGTGCCGCCGCCCTGCTCCCGATACTCATTCACAATGAGTGCGGCAACGACATCCTGATTATCTACAGCCGACCAGGCGCGGACGGCATCACGGATTTTTTCGTGGCCTGGAGCTTGTTTTGTTTGAGAACGATTTATCACCGCAGTCGGGCTAAATCCGCTAGTCTGTTGGTATGTAAGTGGTTGCATAATTGACTCCTTTAGTTTGAATTGACTGTTAAGTTGATTGCTTATTGTTAAAGAGCGTGAAATGGAAATTTAAGCTGCGTTCTTTTCAGTGTGTGGAAACAACTTCGGAAGATCCGGGCGAATCTGGTATGCCTTCACTACTCCACCAGTAGCCGTAACAATGCTGCCGACATGTTCAGGGGATACCTTTGCTTTGTTGTGAAGCCACTTATAGACGGCCTGCTGTGAAACTTCGCAGGCAGCGCCTAGTTTCTTTTGTGAACCAACGATATTGATCGCTGTTTTGATGGCTGGGTTCATAACAACCTCCGTGGTTAATTTGAATCAAGATTAAAACTATGGTTGTTTTTAGTCAACAACCATTTTCGTTTGATGAAATAAAACCTTGGTTGTACATTTGGACTATGAAAACAACACTCTCAGAAAGACTTAAAGAAGCCAGATTAGCGCGAGGCCTTACACAAAAGGCGCTTGGGGATTTGGTCGGGGTTAGCCAAGCAGCTATTCAGAAAATCGAAACAGGGAAAGCTAACCAAACAACTAAAATCGTGGAGATCGCGAACGCTTTGGGTGTGCGCGCAGAATGGTTATCTTCTGGCGTTGGAAATATGTCAGACAGTACAGTGCAACCAATACAAACAACTGTCAGCCATTCCAAATACTTTAAGATTGACGTTCTTGATATCGAAGTGAGTGCCGGGCCGGGAGTCATCAACCGTGAGTTTGTAGAAGTTCTACGTTCGGTTGAGTATTCGTTTGACGATGCTCGTCACATGTTCGATGGCAGGAAGGCGGAAAATATCCGTATCATTAACGTACGCGGTGACAGCATGTCAGGAACGATCGAACCAGGTGATCTGCTGTTCGTTGATATCACTGTTAAATCTTTCGACGGTGATGGTATCTATGCGTTTCTGTACGACGACACAGCCCATGTAAAGCGCCTGCAAATGATGAAGGATAAACTGCTGGTTATCTCTGATAACAAGAGCTACTCACCGTGGGACCCAATCGAGAAAGACGAGATGAACCGGGTATTCATCTTCGGGAAAGTCATCGGGAGCATGCCGCAGACGTATAGGAAGCATGGATAATTCGACATAAATTCAACAAGTTAACTTTGGCTTCAAAAAAGCATCGATAACATTGCATTATATTTTTCCTTTTGTCTAACTTAAAAGGATGAACAATGGAAGAACGTGGGAATTACCTAATAGACCCCCTAGAAGTAATTGGTTCTGGCGGTTTTGGCCTTGTAGAAAAAATAAGGTTATATAACTCACAAAGAAAAATTTGTGGTCTATATGCCAGAAAAATTTTACGACCTGATGCAACAGATCCTGAACTCTTTACCAGATTTGAACGAGAAGTAAGATATCAAACTGAATGCCTGCATACTAATATTGTCCAAATATTCATATGCCACTTACAGAATGCTCAGCCTTGGTTCGTAATGGAACTAGCAGAAACAAATCTTGAAGAAGAAATAAAAAGTGGAACTCTTACAAAGGCTGAAAAAATCTCTATTGTAAAAATGGTACTAAATGCCGTCGGATGGATTCATAAGAAAGGATATCTTCATCGGGATATAAAACCACTAAATGTACTAAAATTTAAAGATGGAATTTATAAGTTATCTGACTTCGGCCTTGCAAAAAATGTGTCACCAGATGCCAATACACAGCTATTAACACAAATTGGCCAATACCCCGCTACTCCTAAATACTTTGATTACAACGTTTTCCTCAACGGATATTCAAAACAATCAGATATATATTCAATTGGTATTTTAATTGAAGAATTAAATATTGATGGTTTTGATGATATAATAAACAAATGTACGCATAGACAACTTAACAAAAGATTCCTGACCGTAGAGCAGATCTTTGAGGAATTGGAGTTGAAACGCTTATGATTAGCATACTCTCATCATCCATATTTTCTGTACCAAAACATAATGGCAGGGAAAATCAAGATAGCGTGCTTTATCCACTTCAAACACCAAATGGTTATCTTATGGCTATAGCTGATGGGGTTGGTGGTTATAAAGGAGGAAAAGAAGCATCTGCAGCAGTAATAAATCATTTGTATAGTATTAAAGACAGCTTCACTCATGAAGACAATGTCTTATCCTTACTTAAGACCCTACAAGAAAAGGTGGCATCTCTTTCGTCAGTTGATAAAGAATTAGCATCTGCTGCTACAACTTTAACAATGTGCCTACTTCACAATCAAGGTCTAACAATTATACATGTAGGTGACTGTCGTGTTTATTTAAAAAATGGAAATAAGCTAATCCAATTAACAACAGATCATACTCAACATCAAATGTTGATAGATAGCGGTATTTATACAGCTCGACAGCTCAAAAATGCAAAAGGTAAAAATATTATTACAACTGCACTTGCTGCCAAGATCCCTCTTCAACATCAAGTCATAAATATTGATAAAGATGAACTTCCTCTTGACGATGGTGTTCTATCTCTATTCATCATGTCTGATGGCGCGCATACCTTTTGGGAGCAACGCCCACGATTTTCTTACCGTACATTGTCAACCGCATCAAGGTTTGCCTCCAGCCTAATGCGAAGAATAGAGACAAAAGGCCCGACTGACGATTATTCTCTTATAGCGGTAAATGTAAAGTATTTGTAAACTTCCCGGCCACCGTGCCGGGTTTTCTTTTATCCCCTCCCCTCATCACGTATACCGTTCAAAAAACCACCACAATCTCCCTTCAGTTATTGCTATGCGATGCAAGTCACAAAATAAATCCATCCTAAATACAACCAGTTACATCTAAAACAACCAATAAAACAACTTTTGTTGTTGACGATAAAACAACTATAGTTTTAAATAAATTCATCGCAACAACACAACGATACGGCAACCACCTGATTCACCGTTGCGATGACCGCTTAGATCCGCAGCTTGAATTTCAGCAGGCTTCGGGAAGTGCGAGGGGTGAAACGGACGCGTGAACGTCGGTGTGACCAGCTGAAATCAACACAACACTTTATACCTCAGTCGCTTCAACGAGGCGGCTTAGTTATGACAACCGGCGGCCATCCACCGCCTGAATACGCGCAGAAGTCTCTATATGTTCAGCAGCCCAGCTTACGGGCAGGAGTTTTTATGGTTCATCAACATTACGGAACGCAGACCGTTAATCGCGGTGCGGTCATGCCAGGAATGCTGGTCAAACACAAAGATGGTACCTGGACTGCATCAGCTAATTTACGCGGACGGCTTTATCTGCATCGCGGCATCGAGCGCACTTATACCCGTGATTTGCTCGTGGAAGTTTTTCTCGACGGACGCGGTAACGGCCTCAATCACTAATCCCCTTTCCTGTTTTCCTAATCAGCCTGGCATTTCGCGGGCGATATTTTCACAGCCATTTTCAGGAGTTCAGCCATGAACGCTTATTACATTCAGGATCGTCTTGAGGCTCAGAGCTGGGCGCGTCACTACCAGCAGATCGCCCGTGAAGAGAAAGAGGCAGAACTGGCAGACGACCTGGAAAAGGGTCTGCCCCAGCATTTGTTTGAATCGCTCTGCATCGATCATTTGCAACGTCACGGGGCCAGCAAAAAAGCCATTACCCGTGCGTTTGATGACGATGTTGAGTTTCAGGAGCGCATGGCAGAACACATCCGGTACATGGTTGAAACCATTGCTCACCATCAGGTTGATATTGATTCAGAGGTATAAAACGGATGAGTACAGCACTCGCAACGCTGGCTGGGAAGCTGGCTGAACGTGTCGGCATGGATTCTGTCGACCCACAGGAACTGATCACCACTCTTCGCCAGACGGCATTTAAAGGTGATGCCAGCGATGCGCAGTTCATCGCATTGTTGATCGTCGCCAACCAGTACGGCCTTAATCCGTGGACGAAAGAAATTTACGCCTTCCCTGATAAGCAGAACGGCATCGTTCCGGTGGTGGGCGTTGATGGCTGGTCCCGCATCATCAATGAAAACCAGCAGTTTGATGGCATGGACTTTGAGCAGGACAATGAATCCTGTACATGCCGGATTTACCGCAAGGACCGTAATCATCCGATCTGCGTTACCGAATGGATGGATGAATGCCGCCGCGAACCATTCAAAACTCGCGAAGGCAGAGAAATCACGGGGCCGTGGCAGTCGCATCCCAAACGGATGTTACGGCATAAAGCCATGATTCAGTGTGCCCGTCTGGCCTTCGGATTTGCTGGTATCTATGACAAGGATGAAGCCGAGCGCATTGTCGAAAATACTGCATACACTGCAGAACGTCAGCCAGAACGCGACATCACTCCGGTTAACGATGAAACCATGCAGGAGATTAACACTCTGCTGATCGCCCTGGATAAAACATGGGATGACGACTTATTGCCGCTCTGTTCCCAGATATTTCGCCGCGACATTCGCGCATCGTCAGAACTGACACAGGCCGAAGCAGTGAAAGCTCTTGGATTCCTGAAACAGAAAGCCTCTGAACAGAAGGTGGCTGCATGACACCGGACATTATCCTGCAGCGTACCGGGATCGACGTGAGAGCTGTCGAACAGGGGGATGATGCATGGCACAAATTACGGCTCGGCGTCATCACCGCTTCAGAAGTTCACAACGTGATAGCAAAGCCCCGCTCAGGAAAGAAGTGGCCTGACATGAAAATGTCCTACTTCCACACCCTGCTTGCCGAGGTTTGCACCGGTGTGGCTCCGGAAGTTAACGCTAAAGCACTGGCCTGGGGAAAACAGTACGAGAACGACGCTAGAGCCCTGTTTGAGTTTACTTCCGGCGTGAATGTTACTGAATCCCCGATCATCTATCGCGACGAAAGTATGCGCACCGCCTGCTCTCCCGATGGTTTATGCAGTGACGGCAACGGCCTTGAACTGAAATGCCCGTTTACCTCCCGGGATTTCATGAAATTCCGGCTCGGTGGTTTCGAGGCAATAAAATCGGCTTACATGGCCCAGGTGCAGTACAGCATGTGGGTGACGCGAAAAGATGCCTGGTACTTTGCCAACTATGACCCACGAATGAAGCGTGAAGGCCTGCATTATGTCGTGGTTGAGCGGGATGAAAATTACATGGCGAGTTTTGACGAGATGGTGCCGGAGTTCATCGAAAAAATGGACGAGGCACTGGCTGAAATTGGTTTTGTATTTGGGGAGCAATGGCGATGAAGCATCCTCACGATAATATCCGGGTAGGCGCGATCACTTTCGTCTACTCCGTTACAAAGCGAGGCTGGGTATTTCCCGGCCTTTCTGTTATCCGAAATCCCCTGAAAGCACAGCGGCTGGCTGAGGAGATAAATAATAAACGGGGAGCTGTATGCACAAAGCATCTCCCGTTGAGTTAAGAACGAGTATCGAGATGGCACATAGCCTCGCTCAAATTGGAGTCAGGTTTGTGCCAATACCAGTAGAAACAGACGAAGTATTTCATACGTTAGCCGCATCCCCTTCACAAAAGCTGGAAATGATGGTGGCGAAAGCAGAAGCAGATGAGAGAGACCAGGTATGACAACCACTGAATGCATTTTTCTGGCTGCGGGCTTCATATTCTGTGTGCTTATGCTTGCCGACATGGGGCTTGTTCAGTGACACCTCAGCAGGAAAACGCCCTTCGCAGCATTGCCCGTCAGGCTAATTCTGAAATCAAAAAAGCCAGACAGCAGTTTCCGGATAAAAACGTCGATGACATTTGCCGTAGCATACTGAAGAAGCACCGCGAAACGGTAACGCTGATGGGATTCACACCGACTCATTTAAGCCTGGCAATCGGCATGTTAAACGGCGTTTTTAAGGAACGGTGAACATGAAAAGCAAAATCATCAGGGAGCTACAGGCTCCTTTTTTATTATTCGCATTCACCCTCAAGCGTATTAACCAACAATTCAGGGATTAATGAAAGATGGCGGACATCATTGATTCAGCATCAGAAATTGAAGAATTACAGCGCAATACAGCAATAAAAATGCGTCGTCTGAACTACCAGACTATATCCGCCACTCATTGTTGTGAGTGTGGCGATCCCATAGATGAACGAAGACGCCTGGTCGTTCAGGGTTGTCGGACTTGTGCAAGTTGCCAGGAGGATCTGGAGCTTATCAGTAAACAGAGAGGTTCGAAGTGAGCGAAATTAACTCTCAGGCACTGCGTGAGGCGGCAGTAGCAATTGAAACAGTAGCAACGCCTCAAAAATTGCTGGCATTTCGTATGAAAGTCACACCTCAGGTTGTGCTGGCACTGCTGGATGAACGGGAAAGAAACCAGCAATACATCAAACGCCGCGACCAAGAGAACGAGGATATTGCGTTAACGGTAGGGAAGTTGCGCGTTGAGCTTGAGGCAGAAAAACAGCGTGCAAAGGATCTGTTTATGGAAAATGCTCGGCTTAAGTCAGGTATAGCCGGTCTGATACACCTCGGTATTCGATATGCAGATGTTGAGGTCATGAGAATTGCTGGAGATGCCCAGCTTTCTACCCCATGCACTGACAGCATCATAAACAGCATTGCAACAGGCATTCGCATCAAAGGAGAGTGATATGAGCGCTATAACCAAAGAACGTATCAAATTATTCATTAAAAATCCGCTTGATAACGGACTTACTCGTGGCGAACAAATGGAACTGGCACGAATTGCACTGGCATCACTGGAACGCGAACAGATTCGCCACGAGCATGCCAAATGGTCTGACTCCACATTTGGCTGCGTTGGCCCCATTGGTCCGCTGAAACATCTCTCAAAAGAGGCACTGGAAGCCGCAGCCGAACCAGACGATCTTAGCGAGTGGGCTGATATGCAGTTTCTGTTGTGGGATGCACAGCGCCGTGCTGGCATCAGCGATGCTGAAATTACCGCTGCTATGGAAGATAAATTGAAGATCAACATGGAGCGCCAGTGGCCTGAGCCAAAAGATGGTGAGCCTCGCTTGCACATTAAAGAACCCGGCAACTATCCGGTAACTCCGGATGGTTGGATAAGCTGTAGTGAGCGAATGCCAGAAATGGGAGAGCGACAATGCTATGTGTTAGCAGCTGACTTTAAAAACAACTACCCACCAAACATCCCCAACACTCAGGTCGGCGTATATGGCGACTGGTTTAATGATGGCAATCCCACTTGGGATGACGGTGATGGCGAAGACCTGTATCTCAAAGAGGTAACCCACTGGATGCCTCTACCAGAACCGCCTCGATTAAAGGAGCTATAATAGTGAACTATTATATCTATTTGTATTAAAAGAGTTTTTATAAAATAAATCTTCCAAAGCATGTAAAAACACTGTTAATCTTAACGTGTGTGAAACGTGAAGAGAGGTGTTGAAATGAGCATTCATGATTTGTGTGAAGATCAAGAGCAATGGGCTATGCAGACCCTTATGGGATCAGGAGTTCTTGCAAGGTGCAGAATCCATAACGATGTAATTTTAGACAGCGGAAATGATGCTTCTTCTGCTTATAAATTAGGAACTTACCTATATCAAAAAGATAATAGCTGCAACTTATTCAATACTCTTACTGAAGCCCGCGACGCAATAAAGGATGCATATGAATCGTATTGTGGGATTGATGATTGCCCGCAATGCTCAAAATACATTGACGATTAATAATATGAACAAGTAACTATCCTCGCACTCGCGGGGATTTCTTTTATCTGAACTCGCTACGACGGGTTTTGTTTTATGGAGATGATAAATGCACTTCCGAGTCACAGGTGAATGGAATGGAGAGCCATTCAACAGAGTTATCGAAGCAGAGAACATCAATGACTGCTATGACCACTGGATGCTATGGGCGCAGATAGCACATGCAGACGTAACCAATATTCGAATTGAAGAACTGAAAGAACACCAAGCCGCCTGATGGCGGTTTTTTATTACCTGATTTGCAGGTTCGATTCCCTATTCGGAGATAGCACTCATGCAACACGAACTACAGCCTGATTCACTGGTTGATTTGAAATTCATCATGGCCGATACTGGCTTCGGTAAAACCTTCATCTATGACCGGATTAAGTCCGGCGACCTGCCAAAAGCCAAAGTTATCCACGGGCGAGCAAGATGGTTATATCGTGACCATTGTGAATTCAAAAATAAGCTCTTAAGCCGCGCCAATGGGTAAAATAGCGGGTAAAATATTTCTCACATCTAAAAAATACCATTCCAATCAATCCCCTGCCGCTTCAAGTAGATGTCTGCAGGGGACACCAGATACCCTTCAAACGAAATCTACCTTCACCCCATAAAAGATGGGTTTGGCAGCACACTTGCCCTATATCTACTCATTTTTACTGCAACAGGTTGAAATCTCAGCACTGTCAGAAAGCGCTGATGACTAAACAGCCCTGGGCCGGGCGATGTAACCATCACACAGAATCCTGATAGCGAAATACGGCGTGACTCGATACTTCACTCCGCAATGCATTCCTTGATGAATTTGCAGGCCCGTGATACACGGGACAGGTCGCTGAATGACGACAATGTCCTGGAAATCAGCGAACCGTGTATCCGGAGTACATTTGAGCGACTGTACCAGAACATAGGTGATTATTAGCAGGGCTAAGCATTTTAGTATTATTATTTTCCGATTGAAGGATATGGAGATATCGACAACGACCGGAAAAAGTTTACGTCTATATTGCTGAAGGTACAGGCGTTTCCATAACTATTTGCTCGCGTTTTTTACTCAGGAAGAAAATGCCAAATAGCAACATCAGGCAGACAATACCCGAAATTGCGAAGAAAACTGTCTGGTAGCCTGCGTGGTCAAAGAGTATCCCAGTCGGCGTTGAAAGCAGCACAATCCCAAGCGAACTGGCAATTTGAAAACCAATCAGAAAGATCGTCGACGACAGGCGCTTATCAAAGTTTGCCACGCTGTATTTGAAGACGGATATGACACAAAGTGGAACCTCAATGGCATGTAACAGCTTCACTAATGAAATAATCCAGGGGTTAACGAACAGCGCGCAGGAAAGGATACGCAACGCCATAATCACAACACCGATAAGTAATGCATTTTTTGGCCCTATCCGATTCACAAAGAAAGGAATAATCGCCATGCACAGCGCTTCGAGTACCACCTGGAATGAGTTGAGATAACCATACAGGCGCGTTCCTACATCGTGTGATTCGAATAAACCTGCATAAAAAACAGGAAAAAGTTGTTGATCAAAAATGTTATAGAAAGACCACGTCCCAACAATAAATATGACGAAAACCCAGAAGTTTCGATCCTTGAAAACTGCGATAAAATCCTCTTTTTTTACCCCTCCCGCATCCGCCGCTACGCACTGGTGATCCTTATCTTTAAAACACATGTTGATCATCATAAATACAGCGCCAAATAGCGAGACCAACCAGAAGTTGATATGGGGACTGATACTAAAAAATATGCCGGCAAAGAACGCGCCAATAGCATAGCCAAAAGATCCCCAGGCGCGCGCTGTTCCATATTCGAAATGAAAATTTCGCGCCATTTTTTCGGTGAAGCTGTCAAGCAAACCGCATCCCGCCAGATACCCCAGGCCAAAAAAGAGCGCCCCCAGAATTAGACCTACAGAAAAATTGCTTTGCAGTAACGGTTCATAAACGTAAATCATAAACGGTCCGGTCAAGACCAGGATGAAACTCATACACCAGATGAGCGGTTTCTTCAGACCGAGTTTATCCTGAACGATGCCGTAGAACATCATAAATAGAATGCTGGTAAACTGGTTGACCGAATAAAGTGTACCTAATTCCGTCCCTGTCAACCCTAGATGTCCTTTCAGCCAAATAGCGTATAACGACCACCACAGCGACAGTAATAATGCCGATGTCAGTCTTTACCACCACTTAGTTTGCCGTTTAACCAGATTGGTGTGA